TTTGGTGGAAAATTAAAATCCACCAATTTTTATTTTTTGATTATACTACATTTGCTACGATAAGTAGTTGTAGTTCTTCTTCATTGTTTAGTCTATTGGAATTGGGGAGTTTATGCTCCCTTTTTCTTATTAAAAAAAGAGAGCCTTTAAGCTCTCTTAAATCGCTAATAAGTATCAGACTAAACATCCCAATACTAATGCTATTACATACCTCCCCATGTTATTATGCTGTTGTTGTTGGAGGGTAAATTCTCACATGGAACTCAGTCTTTATCTCCATCTAGTCTATTATGTCCCATCTTGTATAGTAAGTCAGCTTTCCATCTAGTATCTATGTTTTTACATACGATTTCAGTAGAAGAATACTGAAAAAGATTCAGACTTATGCTGAGTAATAGTAATGATAGGAGAATATAGATCCATAGTTTAGTCATTCAGATTTTTATTTTTTACTAAATATCTCATACCCTACTAGGATACACAGAACTATAAAGAGAGTAAAAGTCAGACTTACTTGCATTGTTTAAGGAAAGGATAAATCTGATTAAGTAAGTCAGTTCATATACATTATACGTGAGCTATCCAATGTGCTGCTATCGTTTGCACTTACATATTCGCCTCTGAATGTTCAGTTACCATTACCCCATCAATAAGCTCATCAGAATATTCATAGCAACCTAGATGATGCAACTCATACTTGGTCTGAATAATATGTATTATAGTTTGAGTTAGATACAGTTCAAGTAACTCAGAACATTGCTTTGTTGTTTCCAGCTATTGAGCTTAAATCTCCGTATCAACTTAAAGTAGTTTCTGTACTTTCTCATCAAGTTGTAGCATTACTCCATCAAGTCAGCCTTGTATATAATACACTGCTACTATTTAAATAAGCTCATCATACAAACTCATTTACATTACCCCATCGGTCTTCTAATCAGAATAATTTGCACTGTACACTTCAGCTAGAAGTTCAATATGTTGCATTTGTTTGTGCATTAGTTCATCAAGTATTTGTTCTTCAACTATTTCAACTTGAAAATCAAGCTCATACTACACTTTGAGAGTTAGGGTTACCATATTTCATCATATATAAAGCTGCTATATACATTCTTTGATAGTATCAGATTACATTATATCAGCTTCAATTCGCCTTAGCATAATAACACATATCAGACCACAATACATTTACGTTAGGAGATTTTCAACTCCAAGACTTCCATACTCAAGAACTGTAACTTGCTTTATAAGCACCTAGATACATCACATCATTAGGAGTTCAAGGGTTAGATAACGTTCAAGTACAATGTGCATAGTATTGGTATCATTCATTCTCTCTACCTAATCAGTCTGTAATACTCAACGTAACTGTACTACCACTCTTTGTCATTTTTATTCATCTTACAGGGAACTTTATCATTACATTATCTCCACTTGTAATATTCCCTAATGTTGTCATAGCACCTGTGAATACTCATCAGCTTTGTTTCATCTCTGCTGTTTCTACTCCACTTGTATTTAGTAATACTGCACTGTATCAGAAGAAATCATCAAAAGCACCATCTCCTGCAGTTAGTCATGTAGCATCATCTGAGTAAGTCCATCAGCTAGACATATTGCTTTGTTCTGTTCGTGATATAGTGAAAGTTCTAGGCTTGAATGGAGGTCGTACTTGGACTTCCCCTAAAAAGACTTTAGTAACTTCTTTTTGAATTAAGGTCATATCTGTTAAAAGAAAATATAAATCTAAGCATCTAATCTAGTCCATCACTCATCTGGTTGTACTGCTTCGTTCTTGAATGGTCTTACTCAATATCAGTTTCATCGTCCATAAGAACTTCATGGCACAGTTCATCAAGAGTAAGCCTGTAATGTAGATGCACTATAATTACTATACATAGATGAATAAACTGTTGTACTTGTCCAATAATATCCCCAACTTCATTGTTCATATACATTACCATCATAATTTTTTCTTCAATTAAGTGGTAGCTTTATATAAGTCTTTATATCAGCAGATGATATTCACATTCATGTACAGAGGTTTATGATTGATTGAGTTTCACTTGATGTAGGCACATGAAATCATGTATCGCAAGGTCATTTTCTAGCTACTAATGTGTCTGTCGCATCTCATCGGAGGTTTGTATTATATGAAGTTTCCCAATTCTCTAAAAGCCTAAACGTGCTATCTGAATATGGGTTGTTAGGTCAGTAAGAACTGGCATTTACAGAATTATAACTTGTAGTTACACTTCAGCTATTAGGAAATCCATAATTGTTCCCCCACTGATAATAGTAACCATAACTATCAGAACTTGTAGTATCTGTACTTGTTGCACCCAGATTTTTGTCTGCTATTGTGTATCGTGTACTTCCATCACTACTCAGACTTATTAAGCCCTCTGTTTCATTCCGGTATATTCAAGCTGTTGTTATTGGTTGAGCTTCTACTCGTATATATATCTTCTTAGGTTCACTTTGTACTAAAGTCATTGGTTAAAAGAAATAGATATAAATTCTGATTATGATATAGTTGTTAATCATTTTATATTCCAAGCATATCATCTAGTGATGAGAGAAGAGTTGTATATACATCAATTATATTTTATGTTAGTTCATTCAACAGGAAAATCTATTACACTATCACTACGGTGCATAGTTTTATAAGAACTACCTCAAGTAGGATTTACATTTACTGTAACTGTATAATTCGTATTGGCTGTTAGTTGTATAGGAGTATCTAATGTAAATTCACTGATATTTGTTATATAATATGTAGTTCAACTAGCACTCGCACTATCTCACTGAGTTATTTTTAATGTTCAAGTTATTGCTCATCAAAAAATAATTTTAGTAAGTTCGCATTCTTTGTTTGGAGTTATAGACACTCAATACCAAGCATTTTCTTTTGTAGTTGAGACAGAGAATGCTTGAGCAACATAATCTTCTGCTATTACAGGTCACTCTCTCCACATATATATAGCCATATCTCCTCTTTAAAAGTAAAAATAAATCTGATTTCTTTCTCTTTTAGAAAGTGAAATATAAAACAGAACTATCTTTCTGACTTAAATCTCAATATTCAGCCTCAGACCCTGCCCATATTCCTGTTACTGTACTTGTTGTTCAGGTTGTGTCGTTTGTTATTCCTCCACTTACAGTTCCCCAACTTGCTGTAGTTCAGTCTGTAGTTAAGTATTTTCAGCTCTGTCCTGTCTGACTTGGTAATCAGTCTATATCTAAATTACCACTTCATAAGATAGAATTGCTGTTAATTGTCTTTATGTTTGTACCACTCACCAATGTATCTTGTTTAGTACTATCGTGATAAGCAGCAGTTATATATCAAGCATCATTATTTAATTCTGAAACATCATCTCATGGATGTACTGCTGTAGCTCATGCACTAGCTCCATTTCTTATCGTTGTTAAATCATTTATAGCATCTTGCTTTCAGCTCCATGTACTTTTTTCTGCTGCTGTAACAAATTTATTAGTCTGATTTGTATCATCTACCAAATCTGAATCTAGTTTATTTGTGCTTGTTATCTCACTTTGTAATCATGCTACCAAATCAGCTACACTAAATTCTATCGTACTTCCACTTTGTAAAGTCAAAACTACCTTTTTTGTCGCACTATCATAGCTACCACTTACTACTACACTTTCTAATGGTAAGTCTATTGTCTGTGCTGTTCATAAATTATTTCAATTCTGATCCTTTAATTGAGCTGTAACTACATAAGTTGAGCTATTTATAGTTAAACTCAGATTCGCTCAGTATTTTGTTGTATCAGGTAATGCTCATACATCAGCAGCTGTAGATGGTATAGTTGGAGTATTATACATATTATCATAATCAAAAGCATCAGCCTTCTTCCCTGTCGGATCGTATGTACTAGCATTCATATCTCCACTTCACTGCCCATCTGCTCCATCTTGTACTTGAAAAACTGTTGGGCTTCATGAATCATAGTTCATTGTAACTGTCGTGGTTTTTCAGCTTTTAGATGTGGTTACTGTAGTGATTCAGTTCCCTTTAGGTCATGTAGCTCATTGTGGTCATGTTGCCCCTGTGTCTCCTTTATCTCATTTAGCTCAAGTATCTCATTTATCTCACTTGTCTCATTTAGGTCAAGTAGGTCAGGTATTTCATGTGTCTCATTTATCCCCCTTATTTCACTTATCTCCCTTATCTCCTTTAGGTCATTGAATACCTTGTATTCATTGTGGTCATTGAGGTCAAGTATCTCATGTATCTCCTTTGTCTCCTTTATCTCCTTTGAGTTCATCTTTACTAGCTAATCTTGCTTCTTCTGATTCTGAATCTAAAATAAGTATCTTATCGTTGATAGATACTTCAGATTTTACTTCTATCTCGTTTATTGGTTTTACAGGTAATGTCATATCTATAAAAATTATGATCTAAATCTGACTTTCCATTGTGTAGTAGCTTCTTCCCTTACTCAATAATCGCTATCATGTAAATATGCTGGATCTGTTTTTATCTTTATAGCTTTTCAGTCTTTTGTGTCTGTAATAGCAGTTAGTATCGTAGCAAAAAAGCTACCAAGCATATAGTCTCTTTTCTTAGTCTTATATCTATTTCTTCAGCTATCAGTCCAAGCTGTATTTACTTCTTCCCTAGATTTCCATACTATCATTCAAAAAAGCCACCAATATAAAGTTGGTGGCATTATAGTCAGTTTTCCTTTTTTGGTGGATTTTATCATATTTGCAGTATTGTCGTCGTATAGTAAGCCATAGCAGTATGACTTGTATCTGTATGATCCATAGCAAAGTATAATTTGTCCCCTTTTCACATATATGAAAAATAATTCCATCTTACTGCTCATGGATTTCATGTACTCCTTCTAGAGAAAGAATCCAGAATTACTGTTTCTTGACCATCTGTACCATACATATAAGCATATTCTTTATATGCCGTTGTTGTACTATGCCCCGAAGCATATCGTAATTGACAAGTGAGCCCAAACAGATATGTCCCCGAATTTATACATTCTATAAGTCAATCTGATGATACTTTGAAATTAGTATTAGAATATAGCTTGTTCTGTTCCATTTGAGCATTAGCAAGATTAACCACATAATCTACACCTCATCGTTGACTTAATATGCTAGAATATTGAGAAAAATCACTTGCAGTTGCCTTTTTAGAAAAGAATCTTGACACTCCTCATAGTACAAGTTCTTGTCAGTCAGCCGTTCATGTAACTGCACTTGTTCATACTCAGCTAAACACTGATAACATAGGTTGAGTATTCTTATTACTTCATCTAAAGTCCCATTTATCACTCTGTAATCATGGTCTTAGCTTAAATTTATTGTTATCTCTTGGTCGGTTAGCATCTTGAAATAATGCTTCATCTCAGTTATTGAATTCATTTCAGTACTGTTTACCTGCATATACTATCATCTCTCTCTTTGATTAGCAACTAAATCTAAAGCAAATAATTCAGGAGTATAATTCTGATTTCCTTTTCCTTTTACCATTATCTGTAAACTATGGCTCTTTGGTAATTCTAGTTTATTATTCAGATTATGGAATCTAAATTCTCATTCTTGGTATTCTGTCGTTGTGATCCCTCATATTTTTCTAAAATGATTATACTCTACATAAGTCATACAAGTATTCCCATTCTTATCTATTATTTCCATATCATCTGAACTCTGTTTTGGTAAATCTCATTCTAGTCTGAATGTATATTCTGTTCCATTTCTTTCTACGAATTTCAGATTATAGTTTCATGAACATCATTTCATCTTATAATTCTCTGTGGGAGAATAGTCATAATATCATGGATCTATAAATCTATCTGTTGTCCTGAATGTTCGGAAGTGATAATGATTAGCCATTCCCCAAAATTCTAGACTTGTATTAGAACTTGGCAATATATAAGAGACATATAAGTCAGATTCTTCTTTCTCTAGTAGGTGGTTTCATAGTACAATAGGATATTCAGCCATCCATTCTATGTTATAGTTCTTTATTGGAGTATCATCTTGATATGTTATGCTATAATTTGTAGTAGTTCAGCTTTCTGTTATGCTATAGTTTATCTCCAAATCGTTTCAGTTGGCTTTTAGTCATGTAATTGTAGCTTCACTTGGTAGCTCATGAATAAATACTCATCCTTTGCCTCCAAATGTCTGTCAGTATTGGAATATCCTATTATCAGAAGTAGTTAAAATCAGATTTTTTCTCCAGTTCACTATATGTCAGTCAAAGTTATACTGCTCATCAGTGTTTACTAAATCTACTACTCAGCTTTCTTTATTTCCTCATATAATAGGCACTAGTTCTTGCTGGTTAAATACCCATAGAGTACTTATTCCTCTATTTTCTCATACTAAGTAAAGTAAATAATCTATATTAGCAACTCATGTAAATGTACATCCATAAGCTACATAAGCTGTACCAGTTCATCATGTTAGATCACATGGTATTATATATCAGTCTCAGTTAAGATTACCTATCATATATACCTGTTCATTCCATACTATAAGTCAGATTACATCCATTCATGGTGCATTCTCCCATCACATATCAGCTACAAAATCATATCTAAGTACAGATATTCATGATTCTGTTACCCATGAGCTTACCCATTTATATAAAGCTTGAAAAGTAGTTCATTTCATCCAATAAGCCATTGAATATCCATACACTCATACCTCTACTAGTTCTCTATTCTTAATAGGTAGGTAAGAATAATAACTATTATAGTCTCATGTTGAATTAGGCATTCTATGAGTGGCTGAAGTTCATCAGTTAATATCTACATAGAAAGTACCACTCCAAGCATAAGTTAAATCTGATGCCTTTTTAGTAAAATCTACATATATTCTTACAGCTCTAGCATAGCTATAAGGTGCTACAGGTACATCTATAGATATTCATTCAAAGATATCTCATGTTACTGTTAGATTCCTTTCATACTGATTACCAGAAGGCAATATTGAATCAGTAGCAGAATCGTACTGATATTTATCATAATATACCTCTACTTTATCTAGAGATATGTTAGTGTCTGAAGATTCATTCTGAGTAGCTTTTATCTTTATAGGAACATTACAGAATGTACCTCTCTCCATATTTATTTCTATGTATCAGCTAGATCATGCAGAACTCTGCTCAAATAGATAACCATCAGCACTTGCATATCATAAACTTGTAAACCTATTAAGATTTCAGAATGTTTTATTTAGAGTATATTTTACTTTACTATATGTAAAGCTAGCTCTATCTGTATAGACTATAAAAGACTTCCATGTATCTCATTCAGATGCTACAGTCATAGCTAGAGGAGTTCATCGTGTAGCTGTCTCATAAGTCCCATCTCATTCATAATCTACTTGATATGCAGGGAAGTTAGCAGCGGGATCTACAAACAATACATCTCAGTTATCTGTTCTTTCATAGACTTTTCAGTCTGATTTTAGTACTAATCATCATTCCTCTGCTATTACTCATCATTCTCATGCAGTAGGTTGGCTAAATGCAGTAGCTTTTACACTCTTACTACTAGAAAAGATGTCTAAGTTTTTACTCCTTAGACATCAAGGTTGGCTTGAATATCTATCTGTTTGTTGTCCAGCAGGTAGTCAAGCACTATAATAATTCAAGTTATCTATTGCCATTAGTTTTGTACATCAGAATAATAAATACTTTGTACTCTTTGAGAGATATATCTTTTCATTTTCTCTAGTCATTCTTCATATCTTGCTTTAGCTCTATCAGATTTTTCAAAATCTTGTTTATGTTCCCATAATTCAGCTCTTAATCAATCCATCAAAACTTTATGAAATTGTTTTAAGTCTGAATGTCATGGAAATATAGCATCTTCTATATTATCTGTAGCTTCTACAGGGTTTATATTCTGTATTCATTGTATCTCTAGTCAGTTCTCTATATCTTTCTCAGGAGTCCAGTTCAAAAATATATGATTATCCTTTAGCTTCCATCATTTCATTCATGTACTTTCTTCTAAGTCTGATAATTCTGGTAGCTCGTAGCTTGTTTCTTCATCAGTCCAGATTATTACTTTCTTTACTTTCTCTATTCATGGTACTTTGATTTCATTTCAGTCATCATCTAGTACAGGATTCTCATTTTCATCTAATAGAGTTGTCCATTCTCTTTCTACTTTGTATTCTCTAGCTCATTCTTGTAGGTTAGTAGTCCAATAAGTCCAAAAATAGTCTTCCTGAGTAGTTACTATCATTCTGTACATCTCAGAATAGATTTCATTCAGCTTTTTTAGTCCTTTAGTGTATGGATAGTTAGCAGTAGAAGTATTAGTATCTTCGTATGCTTCTTCCAATAAGTCTTGAATTGTCATTAGCTCAATAATAAATAATAAGTTAAAAAGTCTGACTATTTATTAGAGAGGGGAGGAGTAGTCCTCCCATCCTTACTAAGCAAGAGCAGTTACAGAAGCTCTTACAAGTTGTTCAGCATTTTGGTCAAATACTTTTCCTCCATGTGCAACTTGTCCAAGAATGTTGTAGTACATTCCACCTTCAGCTTCAGTTACTTTAGCTTTGAGTAATTGTCTTACATAGTTGTAAGATTTAGCTCTGAAAGCATAAATGTAAGCAGCAGGAGCTCCTTCTCCAGATGGAGTAATTAAGTTAGATTCATAGATAGAGAATCCAGCGAATTTACCTAACCATCCTTCTACAGCAGCATCAGCAGCTACTTCAGTTCCAGCTAAGATACCAGCTTGAGCGATAATAGCTGATACTTCAGGAGATACGATTAAGATTCTATCTTCCATAGGTACTTCTTTCTTAGATAGCATAGTTCTAAGTCCCATAATGTCTTTAGCAACTGTACTTACTGACATACTAGCAATAGTAGTAGTCTGAGCAGAAGTAGCAGCAAAGAAAGCATCCAACATAGTAATGATAGAAGTTTCAATAGCTGTATCTATTCCATTTACCAAATCCTTTACTCTGTTTCCTTTGATAGAGTACAAAGTTTGGATTTCTTCTAGATCAGAGAATTTTTCTCTGTATTGATGCAATTTGTTAATTACCAAATCTGATTTAGTAATAGTTCTATCAGATGCAGTAATGTCAGCCAAAGAGTTTGCTCTAATTGTAGCTGGCTGTCCATTTCCAGAAGCATCTGTTAAAGTGATTTTTGGAGATACAGGTACAGAAACTGTGTCTCATCCAGCTTTTAATTGTCCCTCAAATTCGTAGTTAGCGAATCTCATAAAAGGTTTTTTAGGAGTATCAGATAATTTTCTGCGAAGTTCTGCCTCCAAAATACTTCTAACTTGATCAATTTGTGCCATGTTTAATATTGGTTAAAGAGTTAAATTAAATTTAGCTCTTCTTCCTTGTAGTTTAGTCTAGTCTTCAAATCTTGGCTTTACTGTAGCTTTACCATTTCTGATGTCAGCTTCTACCTTTTGAAATTCCTCTCTAGGTAATACAGCAAGCTCTTCTTCAGTCCAGACTTTTCATCCAGACTTTTTTTCTATTTTAGCAGTTTCTACTTCTTCAGCTTCCACTTCTTCAGTTTCTACTGCATCTATAGAAATTTCTTCTTTCTTTTTAGCCATGCTAAATTAAATTAAAGAATTAAATCTGTTTGATAGCTCAGCTTTCTATCCCTTTTGCAATTTCATCATACTTTGCTGGATTTTTCTCAGCTAGCTCTGCTAATTCTGCATAAGAGATTTCTTTCTTCTCTATCTCTCATATCCTTTCTCTTCATGGATTAGGATTTGAGTCGCTTACTTCATGATAGTCAGCTACTCTATAAGCCTGTTCCCATGTTAAGTTAGGATTACTCTCACGGATCTGTAGAATTTCTGCAGGGATTTCTTCAAATCCATGTTTAGCTTTGAAACTTACTTTTTCCTCAATAGTTTTTTCTAATTCAGCTTTATCCACTTCAGCTGTAGCTTTTTCAGCTAAGTCTTTCTGCTTAAAAGCCTCTTTAGCTTGCTTCTTCTTTTTGTCATACAATTCTTTAGTGACATAGTTTTCAGCTACATCATCCTTAGAAATGTAATTTTCAGAAAGCTCTTCTCTTGAGATAAAGTCAGCTTCATTGAAGTCTTCTTCTCTTCCATCATCATACACGATTTTGGTCATGTTGTTTAGTTTACCAAATAAAAAGATGTTGATTAGTGGTCATCCTCCACCGATATATCAGTTTCATTACTGATCCTTGTTAGGAGATACTGTGGAATTGTCAGAATATCATCTATTACCTCTAATTCTTTCAAATCCATGTCTCTCTTGTTGTAGATGGTCTTACTCCTATCCTCACTTACTCATGATAGAATGCCAGCTTGTAGTTCTTCTTTTCTATCCTTTAGATAGTCATTGATAAGTCTCCAAAAGTCTGATGTCATTCAGTCTTTTATCTTTCACTCATC